AGCAGATGAAGAAATTAGTGTTGCAGCCAAAGAAGCCGCAGGAGCGTTCTCACCACCTTGAGGAATATCCGTAGGATACCAAACTGCAATATCCAAAGAAGAAGTTTCGATGTCACCAACAGCATACTCGAATCTATCAAGTCTTGCATTTGATGGAATCTGAAACATCAAAAACTTTGAACCAGCAGCACCCAAAGAAGCTCCGCTTTCAGATGTGCGTTGCACACCGATTGCAGACTTTAGGTTACCCTGTCCTTGCTCTGGATTTGTTAATACAGCGGGTGAAGCGTCCCTATTTCTAAGAACTTCTGATTTTAAATTATAAACACTCATCTTCTACCCCCTTATCTGGCCCAAACTTTAACGAATTTGTTTTCTTCAAGTCGAGTAGCACCGAAAGTAGCTTTGCAATAAGCTTGGAACGGCTCGCCCTGCAAGTCGTTACGCTTAGAGATGCTAGTTTCAATATCACTCCATGTACCAAAATGAAGACCAGATTTAGCGAACACAGGAACCTGAGTCGATGTACCAGCTTGGTCATCCGTCCCAGTTTCTAACAATTCAGTGTGGATGAAGTCGATTCCCAAAAATCGCATAATGCGACCTTCTTTAAGAACACTCTCTCCACCATTGAAGTCTGCGCTAGTTACCTGAATTTCGTCTAACAATGAATCGTGGTTAGTAGCGTTGATAATACAATAAAGTGAATCATTAGCTACATCCACATTAGCTGCCATCAAAAGACGCTTAGCCTCTTTCAATTTAGCTACTGTTAGATTTGTGGCACTAGCAGCACCAGTGTTTACACCTACAACCTGACCAGAAGCAAAACTAGTACTAGTAGAACCAGTCTCTCCAGTTAGGTTAGTGGCAAAAATCTTGTCTAAGATTTCCTCATCCATTGCACGACCAATTGCATTTACAGCATTGGTTACATACATACTCTCAGGATCAGTAAGCATCTTAAGCTTATCAAATGAATCTAATAATTGTGGCAGGTCGTAAGAAACAGGTACACACCATCTTCGATCTGTTGGAGCATCTACACGAGCCATAGGGTTGAAACGTCCTACAACCTTCTGAGCCGTGATAGCACCAAATTGATCTACAGGTGATGCCTGTTTTCCTACATGAGAACCAGCCATAGCAGCCATTCTCAAACGAGAACCTGCTTGTTGCAGTTTCAGCATAATATTGCTGGAATACTGCTGAACAAAATGAGTTGGTATATTTACACTCATAGTAAAATCCCCTTGTAATTCTCTTTTTAGGATTGATTAATGAAAAGATTTGTCGAATCGGCTTATCGCTTTAACGGGCCTTTTCTAGCTCTACAATCCCAAGCCTCGGGGAGTAGTCTTTCCCACTGTCACCAGGCAAAGCCCACCCGACCGGATGAGCTTCGTTATCTAGCACGTTTATTTATTATTAAACAGATTATCTATATAATGTCAAACTTCGAGCAAGACCTTTATCCGGCACCCTGCGTAAAATGACCCAATGTGAACTCTCCAGGAGATGCTTGTTGGTGTAATGTGTCCCATTTCTTTTTGGCATCCACATCACCACTTGATAATCTTCTTCTGAAGTCAGTGTCATTCATAAGCTTATTGATCTCTGATCTAGCTTGAGACGGAGTGACTTGTCCTGGTCTAGACCCATTCCCGCTAACAAAGTCAGCCTCTCCAAGACCAGCCCCCAACTTATGCAGAAACTTCATAGCCTTAGCTGGACCCATCAGTTTACCCAATGCCTGTCCCTCTTCAGTGGTTAAACCAAACTTATCAGCAGCAGCTTGAGCAATGTTTTTGTTTTGCTCAAAAGCTCCACCCCACTCTTTTTTCAAAGCCTCTTGTTGGTTATGAGCCTCAGTGGTTCTATTCTCAGTAAACTCTTTATTAAGCATTTCTTGTCTAGAATTCCATGCACGAACAAACCCTTCAGCAGCTCGTCTAGATACTCCCCATTTATGGAATTGCTCTTTAGCCCAGTCAGCCATCTTCTCGTCACCCAACTCCTTTGGAATATCAAAATCATATTCCTTAGCCTCTTTAGGACGACCTAGCTTTTCCCAGATAGGAGCCATACTTACATCGTCTTCTAAAGATTCTGGAAGTCTTAATAACCTCTCTTTAGGAATACCCTGAAGCTTTTCAAAGTTTTGATAAGATTCTAGCAATTCCTTTGGATCTTTAAATCCCTTGTTTTGAACCCATGACTTTTGGTCATCACCTAATCCGTCAAGCCATGAAGTCGTTTGCGTAGCTCCACTATTTCCTGCGCTACCTTGAGCGTTTTGTTGGGAACCTCCATTAGTAGTTTGAGTCTGCGTAGTTCCTGCGCCCTCAGTGCTTCCGGTCCCCGTTTGAGTTTGTTCCTCAGACATTTGCTTTCTCCTTTATTGGGGCCTGGTAGCCCATTTTTAGTAACCATTTTTTTCCTTCTTTGACGTAGTTTGAAAATGTTGGAATCTTGGTTTCATCAATATAGGATCTCTGATCTAAAACTAAACCAGATTTTCTAGAATGATTCTTTAAAGCAGATATCATCCTTGTTGGCGAAATTGGACAATAATAAAGCCCAACATCAGTGGTGGGAGCCGCTTTATAGGAATCTATAATCAACGCCTCTAATCGTTTCCATTTCTTTGCTAACGAGTCTAAATCAACCTCTATTTGAGCTGCTAATTCAACAAGCTCTGTGGATAAAACATCAGCCTTTTCCCATTCCTCTGGCAACTGAGCCCCCATCCGTTTTGTAGGTGTGACTTTATGCAACACTTGTGGTTCTGCCACTTTCTTTCTCCTTGGCACTTAATCCTCCTTGATATGATGTAACTTATATATGTCATCTTCTGTTAATCTTAAATACTCCTGAATCCGAAGCCACACCTCTCGTCTTCCCTCCAGCATCGCCGACATCTTAGGGTCTTTGTGATAACAAGAACCATGAGCCCTACAAAACTTAGCTAAGTCTTTTAGGACAATGTTGTGTGAAGCAGTGTTGTGCTTAAATACCAATTGATAGGCACGACGACGTTCCTGAAATAAGAATTTCAAATTGGATAGTGTGTTTTTTAACATAAGTTACTTACTAGCTTTTACCAATCCCGCAACTCCAGGTAAAGCATCTAATTGCTGCTGTTGCTGCGCAGCTTGAGCCCTTGCCGCTCTCTTTTGCTTAATCACCTCTGGATCTTGTAACCAAGTCGTAGGTGTTCCATAAATCTCCGCTATCTGAGGTAAAGCCACATCAAGATTAAAATGATCTAGGTGGGAGGGGTCCTGTGTGATATTTGATAATTCTAAAGCTTGTTGCAAGGCCCGAACAGCACCCGCAGCCCACTCAGATTTTTGTGTTCTAGTCATCGGAGAATCATATATAATACGATATTCCCCTTCAGCTTCAGCCAATATAGGAGGTTGTTCTGGAAGCAAGCCCTGTCGTGATAAAATGTCTATTTCTCGTTCTATTAGTGGGCCTAGATACTCCGATTGCTGTCTGCCTATTGTCGGAGCTAGAAGGATTCCTTTTTCTCTTGTGCGCTCTATCACTTCTGTTGCGGTCATTTCTGGCGTTTCAACTAATATCTGAAATAACGTCACCAAAAAAGAATCGTTAATTAACCCTCTTTCTTCCTCCATGAAGTCCTTACCAATATCAACCCTACCTACTGGCATAGGCTGTATCAATGGACGACCATCCTTGTTCACTCCCCCTGGAATTAAATCCCCTGGCTGACCAGAATATAAATCAATAACCCCATCGTCGTTAGCCAAAATAATAGGATCAGTTGCGAGATGACCCTGCTTAAGCATCGTCTTTTTTTGCTCGTTGAGAGTCTTAATACTTGGCAAGATGTCCATTCCAATTGATCTTCCATACGACTCTTTTGTGGCCTGTCGATAACGAGAGGTCGGTATAGGGAAAGTGTTGTAACCACCCTCTGCCAAACCCTTCTTGCCAGTGATCGACACATAGTAACTAGCATACTCCATCCCCTTAAAATCTTTTCTATAAGGGTCCCTATCTTCCCTAGGAACTATCCAATGAATAAAATCAAATTGCTTCTCACTATCTGTTTTTTCCTGCTCTATAATCTCGTCCGGTAATACATCACCGAACATCTTAATCGCTTCCCTAGCAGATAAACAAAATAACCTACATACCCTATCAACCACACCCTGATGGTTTTGCTGCAAAAATAATTCACTTAAGTGTATATTCTTATATCTAAGACCCTTTTTCCCATACAACTCGTCAATAAACATTGCACCAGTACCATAAGCACCCAATGACTTATAAACATTCTGGTTCTGTGCCTGAAAGTTGGCAGATGCCATATACCTTTGCTCAAATAATATATTAGTCACTTGTTGGAAATAATCCTGCACCTGCTTGTTTCTAGATAATGTGGGATTATTAACCTGAAGGTTATGCCAGAATCCATTACGGGGAGTGAGAAGAGAATCAACAATAGCAACGAATCTTTCTAAAGCAAGCATACCAGTGGAGTCGTAAATCTCCGACATACGCTTTTCACCCTTAGTCTGATTAGAAGCTCCATAAGAATTAAATAATTCAGCATCGTCTGGAACAATTCTTTCAGCTATTTCCTGGCAATGTGAATCTAACGTAGACCTGTCTTTGCGAAGCTTTTCAAAATCACGAATCAATTCATCAACTGTATCCTGAGAAATACCCTCGCCCTTGCCAGTGTCAAATAACTTCTGTTCCATGCCTCACCTACAATCCAAATATATTATCTACATTTAACGGAGCATTAGCAAACTCAGAACCCCCGCCACCTAATCCAGACCTTCTTTTTAAAGCATCTAATTGCTCAGATAAAACCTGCTGAATAACATCTTCTCTTTTTGGAGCCTGGAGACTAGAACCCCCTCCGCCACCATCGTCGCCTCCTCCAAGACCAAATACATCACTAAAAACATCTTTGGTATATCCAAAAGGATCGTCGACAAATCCTTCAACCTTTTCTTTTGTATAGTCC